GACAGGTATCGGTTCAGGTGTTGTGTTGGGTTACAACATGGAAGAAGCGGCTAAATTGGTTAAAGAGGAAAACGCAAGAGTTGCTGAGTTGATTGGTATCAACAAGTCGGCTCGTACAACTACCGTAAAACCTGCAGGGACAACATCTCTTACATTGGGAACGTCTTCAGGTATCCACGCATGGCACAATGATTATTACATCCGTAGAGTCCGTGTTGGTAAGAACGAGGCTATCTACCAATACTTGGCAATGTATCACCCTGAGTTGGTTGAAGATGAATTCTTCCGTCCACACGACACTGCGGTTATTTCAGTTCCACAAAAATCACCTGAAGGTGCGATTTTGAGAACCGAATCACCATTCCAATTGTTGGACCGTGTTAAGAAAATCACACAAGAATGGGTTAGACCTGGACACAGAACGGGTTCAAATAGTCACAACGTATCTGCAACAATCAGTTTGAAATCTGAAGATTGGGAATTGGCTGGTGAGTGGATGTGGGAAAACAGAGACTTTTACAATGGTTTATCAGTATTACCTTATGATGGTGGAAGTTACATTCAAGCACCATTTGAAGATTGTACCGAAGAAGAATATGAAAGATTATTCTCTAAATTACAGTCAATTGACCTATCAAGAGTTGTTGAATTACAAGACGACACAGATTTGAGTGGTGAGTTGGCCTGTGCTGGTGGAGCATGTGAAATTAAATAATAACAATATAAACACATCTAATGAAGGGGGAGGCCAAAAGCTTTCCCCTTCTGATTTTTATATTGAAAACGGTAAATATGTTTTTACAAAGGTATTTCATATAAAACGAGGGTATTGTTGTGGTAATGTGTGTAGACACTGTCCATATTATCCCCTTCACAAAAAAGGGAACACGAATATATTTATAGATAATGGCTAATGGAAAAACATATGGAATAACATTTCCTTTTAGAGATTCTTTTAATGGACAATATTTGGATTTGACTGATTATGCCAAAGAAGAGGTTAGAACCGATTTAATTCATTTGTTATTAACAAGAAAAGGGTCAAGATATTACTTACCTGATTTTGGTACAAGACTAATGGAATTTATATTTGACCCATTGGATGGCCCGACTTTCTCGGCTATTGAGGCGGAAATTAGAGACACGGTTGCCAAATACATTCCAAACTTACAAATCACCACAAATACTATTACCGATGCTACACAAGAAGAATCAACTCAAACTGAAAAAACCGCAGGTAATGTTATAAATCAAGGACTAATAATCCCAAATCAAGGAGTAGTAGAATATACCGCGAAAGTTAGAGTTGATTTCACTGTAACCAACGACGCATTTGGAACTCAAGATTTTGTAATCATCAATATTTAAATTATATGGCAAATCAACAGATATCGTATACAACGAGGGACTTTCAGGGTATAAGACAAGAATTAATTAATTACGTTAAACAGTACTACCCCGATTTAATCAACAACTTTAATGATGCCTCGGTATTTTCGGTATTGATGGATTTAAATGCGGCCGTTGCTGACAACCTACACTTTCATATTGATAGAAGTATTCAAGAGACGGTTCTTCAATACGCTCAACAACGTTCATCGGTTTATAACATTGCAAGAACATACGGATTAAAAATACCAGGTCAAAGACCATCATTGGCTTTGACTGACTTTTCAATAACAGTTCCTGCGTTTGGAGATAAAGAAGATGAAAGATACTTGGGGGTATTAAGAAAAGGTTCACAAGTGTTTGGTGCTGGTCAAGTATTTGAAAACGTAAATGACATTGATTTTGCGTCACCATTTAATTCTGAAGGATTTCCAAACAGATTAAAGATACCAAACTTTGATGCCAACAACAACCTTATTAACTACACGATTGTTAAAAGAGAGATTGTTATAAACGGAGTTACCAAAGTATTCAAAAGAGTTATTACACCAAACGATGTTAGACCTTTCTTTGAATTTTTCTTACCTGAGAAAAACGTATTGGGTGTTACAGCGATTATTGAAAGACAAGGAACAAATTATTCTAACGTCCCATCTGCACCTGAATTTTTATCACCTGTTGGTAAATGGTATGAAGTTGATTCACTTGCCGATGACAGAGTGTTTATTGCCGATATCACAAAGAGGTCCGACCAACCCGGTGTTAAAGTTGGAAAATACATTCAAACACAACAAAGGTTTGTTACAGAATATACTTCAGAAGGATTTATGAAATTAACCTTTGGTGGTGGAACAAATACCGCTGAAGACCAATTAAGACAATTCACTGCGTTGGGGGTTCCAATGAACTTGGCTAAATACCAAAACAATTTCGCCTTAGGGTCAACACCACAACCAAATACCACGTTGTTTATTCAATACAGAGTAGGTGGTGGATTGGGTACCAACTTAGGTATCAACACAATCAACACTGTTGGAACTGTCAATTTCTTTGTAAATGGACCAAACGAAACAACAAACACCCAAGTTGTTAACTCATTAAGATGTAATAACGTAACCGCCGCTATTGGTGGTGCTGGTTATCCAACAACTGATGAAGTAAGAAACTTTGTGACGTACAACTTTGCATCTCAAAACAGAGCGGTTACGGTTGCCGATTATCAAGCCCTTATACAGAAGATGCCATCTGAATTTGGTGCACCTGCAAAAGTTTCAATCATTGAAAACGATAACAAAATTAATGTTCAGATTCTTTCTTATGATACGAATGGTTCATTGACTGAGATTGTGTCAAATACATTGAAACAAAATATTGCTGAGTATCTATCAAACTATAGAATGTTAAATGACTACATTGCTGTCCAAGTTGCCAACGTGATTGATTTGGGTATTGAGATTGAGGCGGTATTGGATAACACTCAGAATCAGGGTGTGGTTATTGCCAATATTATTGATAGAGTTAGTTTGTTATTTAATCCATTGGATAGAGGTTTGGGTGAGAACGTTTATATTGCCAACATCAACAGAGCGGTTCAAAGTGAAAACGGTGTTATCAACGTTGGTAACATTAGATTCTACAACAAAGTTGGCGGACAATACAGTTCATCTCAAACATCTCAAACATACGCTAACAATGAGACAAGAGAAATCCAACCAATAGATGGTATTTTATTTGCTCAACCAAGTCAAATTTACCAAGTAAGATTCCCCGAAAAAGATATTGTTGTGTTAGTTAAGAACTATACCTCAACAACTATCTCCTGATGATTTATTTTTTTCAGTTTACGTCTATTTTTTCTAAAATAGACCAACAACTATTTATCAGGTAACCCATGAACAAAAATTACAGATTACGAACTCAAGTCGGAGTTGACCGAGAAATACAAGTACAATTAGACCAAGATTGGAACTCAATTGAAATTCTTTCTTTGAAAATCCTTCAGTCAGAAATATACACGAGAATGTGTTCTGATTATGGTGTAGTTGCTGGTCGTGTAGTTGCAAATGGGGGTTATGGGGTCCCAAACGTTAGAGTTTCGGTATTTGTTCCTATTTCAGAAATAGATGAATTAGACCCAATTATATCAATACTTTATCCTTATAAACAATATGGAGATAAGAACGAAGATGGGTATAGATATAATCTTTTACCTTACGAGGCCAGCCATGGTGGTCATTCACCAACAGGAACATTTCCTTCTTTGGAAGACGTTTTAACCAATCAAACGGTATTAGAGGTTTACGAAAAATATTACAAGTATACCGTAAAAACAAATGAGTCAGGTGACTATATGATTTTTGGTGCTCCGTTAGGAAATCAAACAATCGTAATGGATATGGACTTATCTGATATTGGTCCATTCTCATTGAGTCCACAAGATTTAATTAGAATGGGTAAAGCGACTACTGACCAAATTAGTGGGACCAAATTTAAAACATCCACTAATTTAGAAGACTTACCTCAAATTGTTTCTTATAATGAAAATATAAGTGTTAGTCCGTTTTGGGGTGATGAGTCTATTTGTCAAATTAGAATTGAAAGAGTTGATTTTGATTTAAGACAGTTGGGGATTGAAATTACACCAACATCAACGTTCATGGGTTCTTTAATATCTGGTGACGATGATGACCCATTAAAACAAAGTTGTAGACCAAGTTTAGATGGTGGTGATTTATGTAGTTTAATTACAGGACCAGGTCAAATTGTTGCCATCAGGCAAACACCAATATTGGATGAATATGACCGACCTTTCCTTGAACAATATAGATTAGACAACGATGGTAATGTTATTGATGAAAACGGTGTTTGGATGTTAGAGGTTCCAATGAATTTGGATTACTTGGTTACAAATGAGTTCGGAGAACAGATTATAAGTCCCGACCCAACAATTGGTATACCAACTTCGGGTAAATATAGATTTAAGATTAAGTGGAAACAATCTAATGAATTAGGGGGAGATGTTAGAAGGGCGTATTTCTTAGTTCCAAACGTAAGAGAACACGGTTGGACCAGTTCAACTTTTGACCCATTACTTGATTCACTATCAACATCAGACCCAAATTATGTAAGTGCTAAAGCAAGTTATTATTTTGGTGTTGATTGGACTGGATACACAACGGGTAACACCGTAACTATTGACCAAAGAATAACTGACGCAATAAATTGTACGGATACATTCTACAAGTTTGAATACAATAAAGTCTACACAACAGCCCAACACATTGACCAATTCTCAAGAGGAACTATTAGGTCAAGATTTTTAGGAATTAAAGACATTACCGACAGTAGTTGTACAACTGAAAACAACAAATTCCCAACTACAGATGCGGTAATGAACAGTGACATACTTTACTTTTTTGTATCGGTATTACTGTCAATTTTATTTATTCCATTGTTAACGGTAGTCTATGCTGCTCATATACTGGCGCTAATATTCCCAATAGTTAAATTTTTAATTGCGTTTGTATTTGGAACCTTGGCGGGTGTATTAAATCTAATAATTGCTTTTATTAACGTATTTGGTGCCGACCTTGGCTATTTGTCACCTACAGATGTGTTTAACAGTATTTTGAGTATTGATAATCCATTTATTAGTATACCGCTTCCTATGTTGTCTTACCCTGATTGTAATGCGTGTTCTTGTGAAACCGAAAGTTTAGGTGAAGGTGAATTGGGTGGTGCGGCGATGAAAGCGTATGAGGAAAATTCACCATCTTGTTCTGCGTCTTTCTTTAATTATACGAATTATACGATACAAAATGACGATAGTAAAAGGGCTTTGGCGGGTCTTGGTTCTCCTGATGTGTTAGAAAGAGTGTTGAGAAAAAGAACACCAATTTTTGCCAATGTTAATGCGATAAACACAACATCAAATGCGGTGGGTGCTTTACCAATATGGGAAAGGGCTAACTTGTTTAATTTAAAATCAAAGTATTTTGATACCGATATTACGGGAGGTGTAAACAGGATTAAAGTTATTGTTGAACCAACTTTGAATATTGCAAATCCAAACACTTTTCACTACGACAATGTTGTCATTTATTTAGTTGATTCAAATTGTTTAAACGACTTTACTAAAGGTAGGTTATTAACTTTTAATAGTTTATATACAAGTAAAGACCCGAACCCTATTGAGCCACAAACAGGAACAATACTTGTTGGAATTACAGGAACAACGTCATCAACAAATCAACTTAACATAACTTATGCCGACCCAACGGGAATTTCAAAACCAAACAAAACGGTAACGTACGGAGTTTCTGCAATAACACCATCCGTGGTGACAAAATATAAATTCCCGACTGACTTTGAATACCTTCAAGTTATTACAGGGATGACCGTTTCTCAGTTCACTGCAAACACAAACAACAGTTCACCTATAATTTACAACTACACAAAAAGAGTTTTACAATCTAACCAAGGTAATTTTACCTACCAAAACAATTATGACGGATTTAGTGGTTTAGGTGTTGTTATTTTAGTTAGAGGTGTTGACCCAAATAGTGGTAAAAATCAAAAAATTAGATATAATCTTTCTCGTATATTTGGTTATACTTCGTATCTTTCTCAGTTTGATGTTGAAGGTAACTTTTATCTAAACGTCCCAATACAAAGTGGTGCGGCTGCGGTTAGACACAATGAAATTTTACAATCGTCAGGAACAACCGTAAACGGTAAATTATACTATCCGTCTTATTTCTTTACACCAGGAACCAAGTATTCAGGATACTCAACTAACACACATTCGTATTACTCTTCTTTGGATTGTACACAAGTAAACAATTATTCAATAGACCCAAAACAAGTAAATGATACAAAACTATATCCATATTTAGTTTCTAATTGTTCTCCAACAACATTGGCTTTAGGTGCAACGACAGTTGGAACAGGACCAACAAGTAATGGTTTAGTCAGAGCTGCGGGTGTTTCAAACACTGGTGGGTATTATTTCCCACAAGAATATATTGAGGGGGGTTCATATATTACAACATCATCAATTATTTCTCCACCAGCCACAGTTGTTAATAATTACAAATACTTTGCACCAAAATATAGTTCAGGTTTAACTTTAACGGTTAACAAAACAAATATTGTTATGAGGTCTGACAGATTACCAACAGGTAATATATTAGACACATCAGGAAACAATGTTTTTGCTTTACAAGCGTCAAATACTTTGGCGTTAACTTTCTTTAATGAGAATGGTATTGGTGGAACATCGTCAACAATTAAATTTGGTGCGACTATTCAAGAAGGAGATACGGAAGATTTCACTAGTGGTGCAACGTATGATAAAGTTCTAAAATCATTTACATGTGAAGGTATGGTTACATTGGATTGTTATAGTGGTACTGGATTAAATTTTACTGCGGGTAATCCTGACGATAAATGTAATAAAAACGGATTGGTTAAGAAGAAAAAAGTAGTAAACGGAGGTTGTTATAGTTTTGTTAATGAACCAATCACAACTATTTTTAGTGACTATGTTTCGTTAGTTGAATGGTTTAATAGATTTAGATTAACATTTGCGTTGTGTAGAGGGGTTATTGGACACGCATTTACAAATTCGTGGGTAAACGGAACCTTATACGCATATCCATTTGCGTTAGAAACCACCTTTGATTCAAAGAACAAACCTAATAGTGTTTATTGTAAACAAACTATATTTTTAGATAATGACACATTTAATTTCTATTATCGTTCAAGTCCTTACGACGATACGTCAGGTGCGTTCATTGGTAAACAATTGGATTATGGTGTTAAATTTAATGATAAATTAATTCAAACACCAACAACTGTTTTGGATATGGGTCCAAAATATTTTTGGTCAAGAGAAGTTAGTTTTAGTCCAAACTATTATGGATATGTTATAGACCAAGTCCCAACAACCTCTTATCAAGATGTTAGTGATTTAAGTCAACTATTTGCCATTTCAAGATTAACAAATAGAAATTTCTTAGGTCTTATTGCTGGTGCTTTTAGTGATACCATAGTTACTAATTTATTTAGTAGACCACACCTTAGAGTTGACGGAGATTATGCCCAAATGGTACAAATTAATTCTCAGTTTGGTGTAAATGGATTCAACACGGAAAATTATTCTCAAAAAACAAATTCAAACACAAGTGCAATTTTTGTCGGAGAAGACGATAACGGAAATGCTTTGATGGGTGTTTTCTTTTCATCAGATACTCAAAATAGAGATTATATCTCACCAAGAAGAATTCTTAGAAATGAAATGAAAACAATATTGGTTGCAGATGATTTACCAATAAACACACAACAAGTCCCGTTCTATTTGTGGCAAATGAACCGAAACTCAACATTTATTTTTGGAACACAATTAAACAATTGGGAAACCAAAGACCACATTGATTATAAAGGATACCAACAATTAAGAAGAGAATTATCACCATACTTCCAAGGAAGTTCTTTGATAACAAAATTCAATCCTGGTTTTATTTATAATGTAACAAATACCTCAACACCAACCACATACGACTACCAACCATTAAACAACACAAATAATAATAATTCGTTAACTATGGTATCCGCCCCTTGGTATTTTTATTTTGGATTAAAGAAAGGTAAAAGTGCCATGGATAAATTCTACACTACTTATATTGATACAATTTAATGGAAAACCTCAACGATAATATTGTAATTAAAAGTAATCAAATTTATAAAGGGGCTCCCGAGGTTGATTATCAGGTTTCCGCAACATTGGAACAAAATACCAAATTGTTAATTGAAACGGATAGGATTGCTACGCTTAGTTTGGCAGAATTGTTTGATACTGAAAGACAAGCATCCACAACATTTAGACCTACATTTAAAGTAGATTTTCTTTATAAAAACAATTACGTCGGAACAACTAACTACAAACCATTCTTAGATAGTTTATTTGTTGTTGATGGGAATTTAGCGTTAGAACAAAAATTAAATGGTGTGACGGTGACGTGGTCAGGATTACCACAATACTCTGAGTATGATTTAAGAAGATTTGATGTTGATAACACACATATTGACTTCAAACCCGAATCGGCATCCACATACAATTGGGATTATTATATTACATATCCATTTAGTTCTGACACCAAATTTAATATGAAATGGTATCAGAATTCTAATGGTAATTTGTTATCTAACTTTTTATGTTCAGATGGCATACCTTGTACTTTAACAGGTGTTACATATTTTGGTAGTAATTACCTACAATTTATTTGTCCTGTTAAACACAACTTACTACCTGGTGAATATGTTCAATTCCCGTTCCTATCATATAATGGAAATAGTTATTTCCAAGTTGATAGATTGGGGGATTTTAACGCAGGTAGTGATGAATACATTTTCAATGTTTTAAATCCAGGATTTACAGGTAAAACTTTTGAAGACGGTAAGACCTACATTATAAAGAGAGTTATTGATATAACTAACACTGCCGATACGACATCAAGATATTACGTTAGACTTCATAAAGTTTTATCAACAACCAATGAGTTAGATTTGGAAACTGCGGGATTTGACAACAATCCGTTTTTGAATGTAAAACAATATGAGTTTTCGTCATTAACACCAAACAATATTGCTAAAGTTACCAAACTAAGTAATTCACAATCTTATAGTATTACAAATAAAGTTGATATTAATATCAACGGATTAGTTGATGAAAATCAAAAACCAATTGACAATCTTTATTTGAGTTTTGTTAACAAAGGGTATATGGGTTGGTTTTACAATAATGATTACGGATTAAAACGTGGTTGGGAGTTTAATATTAATTCGCCCACAATATCACCTTGGTGGAACAAGACCGAACCATTATCAAATGAAAACGGTATTAACAAAACTAATTATTCCAAATTTCAAAACGGGGTTCAGTATGATTTTTATTACAACGAAACTTTAAAAACAGGTGATACCGTTTATGGTGATTGGTTTGAATATAATGACTATGAACAATCTGGCAGAACAATATCCCCGTATTACCATAAGTTTATTTTCAACCAAAAGAATTTCACAATAGGTGGAACCACAAATCCAAGGGGTTATTATTACCAAGTTCATCACCCAATGGAGATAAGAGCCTACTCAGGATATATTGAAGAAGGTGACCCAGCCACAATTGGTGGAATTCCTAATTACGCCTATTACTCACCAAATTTAAATTTATATAGATGGAGAGACATATATACTTATGGATATGTTGATACAAGTGGAAATGGGGTTGATTACCCATTTATTAATGAAGTTCAATACCCATATAAAAATGTTGCTTTTAAATTAATTCCTGAAGGTGCGTTATTTAAATTAACATCAAACTTTAAACCAAGACCATTGATAGATGAATGTGAATAAATATAGGTTGGCATTTAATCCACAAGCAACCGAATTGGATTTTACCATTCCTGTTGAACAAACATGGGATTTGACAGGTATTGATGATGGATATCAAATTTATGAGCAAGAAGCGGTTAAAGAGGTAATTAACTTTGAAGATTTTGAGACTGCAAGAATTACACATAAATCATATACTTTAAATCCTTCGCAACAAAACTTAACTGCGATAAACTATCAATTCTTTTTTAGAGACATTAATACCCCAAATGGTTATGTAACATCACCATCGTATTTACCAAAATTTACTAACAAACAAATTTATTATTATCAGAACCAATTTGTTAATTCGTTTTGGAAATTAGACTTATATGATAGCCCAATAACTCAAAACCAAAAAAATTATATCACAATAATTTTACCCGTTTGGCAAGGGGCGTTCCAACCATCAACAATAGGTGTTGAAACTGTTAATATTAAAACACCTGATTATAGGTTAGATTATGTTGGAGACAAAGAAGGATTTTTCATTTATTGGTTAAAGAAAAAAACCTTTTTAGATATTAATACATTTTACATGACAGCCAAATTTTTTGATGGTGAGACTGGTGAATTTGTTAGAATGGTAAACCAACCACAGAATACATCTGCGCCAAATACATTTAATCAAGAGGATTTCTTTTATTACAAAGTACTGTTTGAAAGTGATACACCCAAAGGTGAGCCAAAATTATATTATGTAGAATCTTACCCCGCTGGTGGTAGGGTTGGGGAAAACGGAAAACCCATAAAATGGTATGAATATCAAAACCCATAATGGATACTGAATTTTATAAAGTAAGGATATCACCCGAAGTTTTATCAACCATAGTACAAGATGTTAATTATGATGGTGAAACTGTTGGTGTTTACTCAGGTATGAGTGAAATGTTGAGTGGTGGTACTTTTGGAACATCATTATTTACGGGACTTACCATTCCAATCTTATTAACCGAAAGTGTTACCGACTTAGGATACTATTCAACCTTTGATGGAGACATACTCCAATTGGATGTTGTTAATAATTTCATTATTTACTCAACAGGTTCTGGCCCAATTAATTCCTACATAATAAAAGTTAAAAATACTTCCGACCAATTTTTATCTGCCAATTTATTATCAAATTATACAATTGATTTTGGTGACGGTTCGCCTATTCAAAATTTCCCGATGGATGGTGTTATTACACATACTTATCCATCAACACCAAGAGTGTACACAATAATTGTAAATCAAAGAGGTCCTTGGGGTATTATTACCATCAAAAAACAAATGACCTTACCGGCTTCAGAAACTCCAGTTATATTGGACCCATTAGGTGAGGCGTATTTTACACCAATAGGTGGTTCATGGGCATCAACACCAATCAGTTATCAATACCTATTTACGGGAGATTCAACCAACGAAATAATAAAACAAATATCTAAACCATACGTAAACCCATATCCATTTCCTGTTACTGGTTATACATCGTCAAGAATAACTGAGTTGAAATCATATGGGGTTCCAAATTATAAAATAGGACCTATTATTAAGAATAGTGAAGTCTTTGGAACCATAACACAAATTAATAGTTATGATTATGACTTACAATTATTTTACACCGCCTATACTATTGGAAACATAAACTACATTGATTATCAAAATAGTCAAACAATTTACGTTGTTCCAAGTTTAGGATTTACCGAAGACACATTTGCGATTGATGAATCCAAAACATTACCTGAGACTTACATTATATTACCAAACGGAGACACGGGATGTGCTAATTGTGAATATTTTGATGTAACTATTGAAGTAATTGACTTATTAAATGCGGTGAATAATTCGGATGTTGCGTTTAATAACAAAATTTTTGTGTCGTACAGTTCTTGTTATGATGGAGGGTATGTTGAAAAAGTTTACGACACACCTGGTGTTTACATAAATGATTTTTGTGTAAGAAATTCAGGTGTAGATGATGTTACATTATACTATTATAGAAATGACATTTTAGTGGAATATCAACCAACAAACCCTAATAATCCTGTATTAAGTACGATTAATAGAACAGGAGTATGTTGTCAGGAAAGATTATTTGCGCCAGCTATTGTTAAAGACGAAATGTTGTTGGGGACTTCATCACAACCTGAAGTACAATCAAATGTTTACATACAAAGAGGAAAACAAGCACCTTACGAAAGGATACAAAGACTGGGTGAGGTGGATAATTTAGGACAACTAAACCGTTATGGATACGGATATTTTAATTTACAATAAAGATAAAAAACAAAAAATAATATTTATTAGATATGGCAACAGGAACCTATGGAACTATAAGACCGGCTGACGTTAGCCCCGAAGACGTAGACATACTTTTACACTACACACCTTCAAGGGACGTAACGAACAATTTCGTCTTAAAATCCTTAAACTCGGCGACAATTTTGAGACCGTATTTCAATAACGCTCAAACAGGTGGTAACACAAATGAATTGTTGGGTGGTCTATATAACCTTAGATTACCTGCAACAGAATTTAATCAATTGGGGATTTACACCCTTTATATTAGACCCGCACAAATCAGAACATCAATCACTGATTGTAGTGTATTGTCAGCCCTACCAAACGTAAAAGGAATTATTATTGATATAAACAATGTTCCTGATGCGTTTAGAAACAAATTCCAACAACAAGGATTAGTTGGATTTAGAGTTGAGTATTTAAATGCCGATGGAAGTAAGATTCCAAATTTTTTTAGAATTGTTACTTCTAACTTTTATTGTGAGGCTATTGCTCAGAACCTAACAAACAGTGTTCAGAAGGCAATTAGATATAGATATGTTGAAGCACCAACAAACTTGGTATTCTGTACTTTATCACCAAGTTCATCACCAACAAACAAACCAACAGCAACTCCGTTTATCGGACAACCTGGTCAGAACATTGTTATATCAAATACATACTTCAACCCAATCACAATGGAGATTACCTTGGCAACTTACGACTTGGATACTATTGCAATTGCTCTTTACGGTAACCAAACTAAGTCTATGGAAGATGGTATCTACACAATCTATGACTCACAAGATAATATCTATCAACAATACAACTTGTATGAAATTAAAGATGAATTTAATAACTTGTTGTATGAGGTTAGACAAAATAGAAATAATAACATTGATTTTAGTAAAAACTTCAATAACATCACTAATCAGTAATGGCTAAAATTTTTATACCAAATACCGCGGCGTCGGGCAATCAAACTCCTTTTGATAACATAGTTGGATTACAAACTGTGGATGGGGGAGGTCTTACCCAAGGTAATTTTGCCTTTACCACTACTGTTCAAGAAAAAGTTAATAGACAGTTTAATATCGGTGCGTTCTCAAGTCCAATAAATTTGGATTCAATGAATGTGACCAATATGTTGGAATCAAGAATTGCTGCGGCAAAAGATTACCGAGTATATCCAAACTTTGATTTGTCGCAAGTAACCACATTTAGTTTATATGGTTCGCTTACAAAAAGATTAGAAGTTTCCGTTACAAAAATTATTAACTATTTTCCTGCGGCTTTAGATATTGATTTAGTTTATTATGACTTAACAACAGGGTTAACTGCGAGTAATATTGTATACAATCTAATTGATAACCAAACAACTTTTTCAGTTTCTGTTGCAAGAGTTAAAAACCCATTCAATATTGATTTCTCATCTGCGTCAACAATAAACCTTCAAAGTAGGGAATATGATTTTTCACCCTTAAGGAACTTAACTGCGGAATATGCGAAGTATTCGTTATATCTTTTGGGAACCGAATATCCCGTAATAATTTTTAATTCAGCACCATCTTTATTTAATGGAACGTGTGAATTTGTTGTTCAAGGAAATCCTTTTTCAGGTGCATCAACATCAACACTACCTTTGGTTATTAGACCAAATACTTTTTACACTGAACAAACATTTGGAGATGCGTTTGACGAAGTTGAAAAATTTTTATTAAATAGACTAATCCAACCGGCATATACCGCTGTATTTCAAGTTCCTACCGAATTACCATCAGGTGAATTTTCAGACCAAGAGACATCTGTAACATGGCCAATAGATGGTCAGTGGAATTTGGACATTAGAACACCGGCATTTGACCTTTATTTGGGCGAACTCTCTAAAATAGGTATTCAGTTTGATACTTCAAAAACAAACTTAGTTTTAAGATTTTTTACAACCGAAGCCTTTAAAGAGTTTGACACTCCTGACCAAAAAATTGCTAAGGTTCTTCAAATCTATGGTAGAAGTTTTGACGAGGTTAAGAAATTTATTGACGGAATGGCTTTTATGACATCCGTAAATTACAATATTGGAAATGATATCCCATCGGCGTTATTAAAGAACTTGGCGTTAACATTAGGTTGGGAACCAAACATGTCACCAATCACAGAAACCAATTTCTTAGATAGTGTTTACGGTACTGGCGGAACGAGAAACTATTTAGGATATTCAAGACCACAAACTCCGGCTGAAGTTAATTTCCAATTCTATAGAAACTTAATTTTAAATTCAGGTTATTTGTTTAGGTCAAAAGGAACTCGTCGTTCCATTGAATTCACTTTGAGATTAATCGGAGCCCCTGATTTCTTAATTGATTTTAATGAATATGTTTATTTAGCCGATGCGAGAATTAATATGGCGTATTTCAACGAACAATATGCGTCAATTTCTGCAGGAACTTTAACAACACAAAATGTTGTGTTTGACCCAACTGTTACCGAGAATATCTTGGGAACTATCTACACCGGATTTACAACCAATCTACAAATTGAAACGGTAAACTTTGTAAGAGAAGAATATCCTGTTGATGAAGAAGGTTGGCCAAGAGCACCAATTCCGACAAACAATTATTTCTTCCAACAAGGTGCGGGATGGTATCAACCACAACCTGACCACATCAGTCCATCTTTCGTAAACCAAAGTTTGTCTGTTTACACTGGTAGTAGTCCAAGTGTTCAGACAGAATTAGAACCGTTTACTTACGGACAAAAATATTATGAGAGGTATAGAAAGTTTCCTTTTATGAACGAAGGGTTCAAACTAAGACCAATCATTGATAACAAAAAATCTTGGCAACCACCTAAACTTAGATTAAGTGTTGAGTCAGGATACAATGCCTATTATGTTGTCCAAGATGACAGATTAGTGTTAAACGCCAAAAATATTGATTTATTCCTAAACTCATCGTTTGGTTATTCATACGATGTATGGAAGATGTCAAGAACTTATAATTACCCAATTCCAAGTACGGGACTTACGGCTCCTTACCCACAAATAGGTGGAAGTGATTGGACGGTGATTAACCCACAACCTGATAAGATTAGTTTCTTTGAATTTGCTCAAACATTTTGGAGAACAATGATAAATGTTCGTAACAGACAATTC